GTTTGTGTAGTACTTTTTTGGCCCACCACTTCATAATCATATCTGTCATCATCTGAGGTAATCCATTTATCCCCATCTTCCACATCCCATAATGTTTCATTAATTAACCGGTTTATTAGATTCTGCCCCTTCTTTGTTGTGTATGAGGGATCCCATAATCTAACCCGGTTGTTTGGTTGGATTGCATAATTCCCGTCTTTTCTTTCAATTACATGACCGCATTTGTGTTGACCCGGATTTGTGGAATAGTTCGTATTGATTGTATTAATATCAGGACTATGCCAATCAAGGGTAAACATATATTTCCCGTCAATTTTATTCTTATGGCGATCGGTATATGTCATTGCCATACCCCGCATATGTTCAAAGACCGTAACGGTGATATATGACGAAAAGCTGTTCCAGATCACCAAGTCTTTTAAATCCACTTCTGGAGCGTCTGGATGGGCGCAGAATGCATTTATAGGTGCTCTCCACCAAACCCCGCCATCTTCCATTAGAAAATGAAATACGGGCGCTCTGTCGGGGATTGAAGCCACACCGAAGATTACGCACGGGAACTTGAGGTTGTGACTGTCTTGTTGGTTTCTTAGAAAATTGCCACGAACATAGCATTCAATGGGCGGAATTGAGGCGTTTAATTCAGGCATGACTCAATATTATCACAGATCATGGAACCTGCCCTCTACCTTGGCGGAAATCAATATTCATAATTAATCTAAATGGGTTGTTTACAGGACTACTTGAAGCATGAAGTCTAGAACCATCAAAGATTACTGCACGACCAGCTTTAGGTTCAACTAAATCCTCAATTTGAAGATTATCATTGAAGAAATAAGTTGGACCATCTGAATCATTAATATAATATAAACATACAAGATGTGGAACTTTTGCACCATCATCATATTTCATATCAGTATGCGGCACATGCGGTTCATAGCTTGAATATGGCGGCTGTGGAGTAAGCATATTAATTTTACATCTAAACAAAGTTATTGAACCGCAATGATATTCAATAGCTTTTAATACTGGCATTGCTGCCGGTAAATGCGGAGATGCCCTTTCTTCACCGTACATATACATTTGATGAGAAAACTGTACAGGTGAATAAAACATTTTTTGTAATTTAGTTTGATCACTGGTGAAAATATGTGATGAATATAGTCGATAGGCAAATTTTTTATCCATGACATAATCATGAAGTTCATTTTGCTCTTTTTCCGGAATAAAGTTATTAATTATTTTCATAGTTCGGGCGGTGGGAATTGAACCCACATGTCACCGTTACGGTTTCTACACCTTATAAGAGTGAGCCGATACGCCCGACTGTTTTGCTCCCAGAGTAGGATTCGAACCTACGACCAGCGGATTAACAGTCCGACGCTCTGCCAACTGAGCTATCTGGGAAAGATTATTTTAATAGTTCTGTTTTAACATATTTTACAATTCCATAATTATATCTTTCTGTTTTTGACCCAATTATAGAATAGTTATTTTTTAGAATCTCATCAATTTTTATTCTATTTAGTTCTGAATGATATTCGATTAAATAAACAGCAGGTTTAATAATGAGGTTTTCTAAAATTTCAATTTCAGCACCCTCAGTATCAATTTTTAAAATATGACAGTTTGGAATTTTTGATGCAGAAATAACATCAACTTCTTCACCTTCATTAATTTGTTCATTTGTAAAAAATAAACTTGCTTCACCTTCATTATTTTTTCCATAAAACATTTTTTGTTTTCTATCGCTTGAACCAACTGCTACATTATATAAACTTATATTTGATAAGTCAGCAGTATTTTTTTTTAAAATTTCAAAATTTGTTTTAATTGGTTCTAATGCAATAATTTTACTATTCATCCATCTTGCAGAAGCCCATCGTGTAAATGCTCCAACATTTGCTCCAATATCAATAATTACTGGATTATCTGAATGAAATGCTACATTATATTCGCCACAAAATATCTTATCAATATGACCTTGCATTTTTTCTGGAATGAACATTATTTCCCCTTTTCTATTTGGAGCCCGATGCAGGAATTGAACCTGCGACCACCCGCTTACAAGGCGGGAGCTCTACCTCTGAGCTAATCGGGCGTTGTGCTTTTGTATTATAGTGGGGATAGCGAGAGTCGAACTCGCATGCTTTTCAGCGCATCATTTTAAGTGATGTGTGTATGCCGGTTCCACCATATCCCCATTATTTTTTAATATTTTTACCTCTATATGTTGATGTTAAAGCATGACAGTTTGGACATAACAATCTTAAATTGCATAACCTATTATCTGTATTAATACCATTTATATGATCAAGCTCAAGAGGAATTTTTTTACCATTCCATTTTGAATTATTACATTCTAAACATTTATGTTTAAAAATTTTTTCATTAATAAGTCTTTTTCTTAATCTATTAGAGTTATAAAAACTATTTTTTATTAAAATATTTTTTAATGGTATTGCTTTTATTACTGGATCTGTGCTTCCCTTTCTCCATCCTTGACCGGTTAAATGTGTGTAGTCAATTGATAATTGATTAAGATATTTTTTAATTTGCTTGTAATTACCTCCAGTTTCCTTAAGTCCAATTTTTTTCAAGACTTGTCTTAAAGATGTAGAAGCATTTACAGCATTTTTTAAATCAAATTCAGTCCATTTTCTTTTTTTTGGCATATTTAATTATATCATAGTCTCCTGCGTTTGCCAGTTTCGCCATGAGAGCTTATTTTCTTTTTTCTTTTTTTAACAACCTTCTTCTTTTTTTTCTGATTTGGTATTTTTGGCAGTGGCATTGTTGGTGCAATAATATAAGAAAGCCGATCTATAACTCTTTCTGTCTGATACTCCATTGAATTAATTGTTGATTGAATAATTTTTCTACCGTGAACATCTTCTTCAAAAGGTTCAAGAGCTTGCATTGCAGCTTCAGTAATTGGTGAGAAATAACAATGCAATAATTCGTGTACAACTGTATTTCTTAAATTTTCTGGCTTTTCTTTTCTGTAATCTTTATGTAGAGAAATTACAGCATAATGCTGTCCATAAGTCACATCACATTCACCAAGAGTATCATTAGCGCATGGCTTACGATATAAAACAATTTTCCATTCTCCCAAATTCATTTTCCTTCTAATGATCTGAATATAGGAGTTAATCCAAGGATCAATATGTGATGTGCTAGATTTTGTCATGAATCATTTTTCTTCCAGCATCAATAAGCTTAAAGCCGTGTTCTCTATCATATAACAAGTATTCATACATGCTCATATCAAAAAAGTTTTTAACTTCTTCAATTACAAATGGTGCATTAAGATCCGAACAGGTATAAAGATCAAACTGGACAAGATAGGGCTCAGTTTCATCCCAAACATGAAATGCAATGTGTGATGTTTCAATCATTACAGCCGCTGTCATTCCACGGTTGCCTTCAACATCAACATATGCAGAAAATGGACCGCGAACAATTTTCATTCCGATTTTTTCAACAAAAGACTTTAGCCAATAGTAAACTACTTCTTGGTCTTTTGGCGGATTTTTACAATGTCCTCTAATAAGAATATGTTTATGTAATGGCGCTTTCACGATTCCTCCAATTTAAGCATAAAGGTATTATCTAACCACATTAGTGCAATAATAGAATAACCTACAATATCAAGAAATGTATCATACAAACTTTCACCAGCAACAGCGTTTTCCATGTTTTGTTTAGAAATAATATTTTCTGCTCTAGCAATTTTGTCATGAATTCTAATTACTAATCCAGTAATTCCAAACATTGCAATATTATGATGACCATAATCTTTTTGTTTACGAATTACAGTAAGTACAATATCCACCATCTTAATTTTTGAGTCTGGATAATATTTATTAGCTGCATTAATTGCATTTACCGCCATTGAATACCATAAAAATTTATGTTCTATTTTTCTGTGTGTAAAATCTTCTTTATCAATATTATCAATACTAGATTTAATTTTTTGAAGATACAAATCGCTTTTAATATAGTAATTAATAATTTCTCTTAAGTTTTCAATTTCTTCTACTGATTTATCAAGAAATGGTTTAAGAGTAAAACTTTGATATGTGCTATGTTTTTGCCAAATTTCAGAGGCTGATTTAAACGCAGCCTGCTCCCAAGTCATGTTTTTATTATCAGAATACGAAGTCTTTAATATAGTCATAGCTTAGAAACAGGCTGCGCCAAATTGGTTAGGCCTTTTGCCTCTCTTCTTCTGGATTAAGAATTTCAAACTTACCTCTCTGCACTTTCTTAAAGAAGTGGCGATTGGCATTATAGAAGTTATAAAATGTTGGCAATGAAATATTGACATTCTTAGCAACTTCTGCTGGAGTAATTACTTTACCAACATTGGTCTTAAGAAATCCAACAATTATATCTTGCTTTGATCTTGTTCGTGTTGTCACGGCTTGTTCACCTCCCTTTTCTGGGAAATTGAATTTAGACCATAGCGATTTCGCAATATCTTTTGGCAAAGAATAATACTTAATTGTCTTTGCAAGATTCCAGCCTTTATGATATCCAAAGAAAACTGCTGAGGCGATTCTCTCAGCACCTTCTTCTAGCATTCCAAGCTTTTTCATTGCTTCGTCATGCAACTTCTCAATTTCATGGAATGGCAACTTCCATTGATTATTTTCTTCTTGATTTTGGTCTTCTCCGACCTCGGGTTTTTCGCTCATGCGACAATCGTAGCATATCTTAGAAAATAAAAATGGGTTATTAGAAAATTATTTTAAAAATAAGTAATGGCGGCCAGTCCCATACGCCTAGTATAACTATACAGAATATTCTAGACCCAGAACGACCGCCAAAAACTTATTTTTTCTTTGACTTTTCTTTTGTTTTTGTTACTGGATGATCAAGTGCAATATGCTGGTCAAGCTTTATGTCAATAGCATTGACTTCAAACTCGACATGCTGAACATCTTTATGAAGATCAATAAGTTTTTCCATAACCTTGCCATGATCTTCTTTATTTTCTTCTCTACTTTTTTGAACAAGAACAGCTAAAACACCACCAACTGCTGTAATGACAGCAACCAATATAGCTTCCATATTAGTCACCAATCAAGAAATCAGCGATAAGTTCAACGTCAACATCAAACTCACCATAAACATCTTGGTGTGCTTTTAATGTTGCAACGAGATCGTTTTTTCTAACTGTCTCAACCGGAGAATCATCTTTTGGATCAATTGCTGTCGGGGCTGCAGAAGCAGGCTCGCCAGTAGAACCAGTATCAGAACCAGTAACGCCTTGCGTTGTTTCTGTAAGCATGAAGGTAGCATCCTTCACCGCCTTAGAAAGAGCATCAACTTGTTCTTGATGATATGCGGCAGCCTTAAGAGCTTCTTTCAAAAGAAACTTGTGCTGCTCAACCATTTTTTCCGCGTTATCAACGGGAATGCTAATAAATTTCATTATTCCTCCTTTTTAAGTAGTGATTCTTCTATAATCCAAAGCTTGCAAATTGCTTCTGGCTCAATTATACCAGAAACAATTTCGCAACCCTGTCCACCCTCATAAAAAACACAGTTAGCACAAATCATGCCCTGTTCTTTAAATGGGTTTGCAGAAGCCGGGGCGTAGTGTGCTCCATCTGCACCAGCAGTTTGGTTCCACTTGCCGAATTCTTCTGCGACATCTTCCAGCGCCTCATAGTGGGCTTGCTGTCGATCATTAAGTTTTGTCTCGGGCTCATCTTCTGATTCATCTTCTGATTCCATCTCTGAACCATTCTCCATCTCGTCTTCATCCTCTGATTCATCTTCCATTTCATCATCGGACTCCTGCACAACTCCATCAGGGATCATTGCAAATCTGCACTTGCCATCATCTTCAACTTGTTGCTGAAGAACTTTACACTTACCATTTCCGGCATACAAGACGCAATTAGCACATTTTACACCAATTTCTTTCTCTTCATTCTCTTCACCTGATTCATAATCAACCCAGATACCAGTGTCTTCACCATCAAATGGGCCGTATAGTTGTGCAATTGCTTCAATTGCTTGGGCAAGCATTGCTTCTTCAAGCTGAATATCTTCTGCAATCTTATTCATTGCTGATGAAGATGAAACAGTTCTATATTTTCCACCTCTGCGCTTATATTCACGAACAAGCCAAGCATTAGCATATGCTGATGGATAAACATCAAATTTTGCTTTTGCTTCTGCTTTAACCCTTGCATACAATTCTGGATTAGTTGGAACATTTTTTGATGCCTTTGCAATTGTTGAAACATTAATTGGTTTTTTATCTTCCCTTGTTTGAGTTGATTCAGCACGACGTTTTCTTTGAATTGCTGAGCGAATTTGCTCTGGTGTCATTTTAGCTGCTCTTGAAGCAGGAACACACTTTGGATATTTACCTTTATCAGCATCAGGTCTACCACAAGGTTCAAAACCACCACCTTTTTTTGGTCGAGATAGATCAACCCATTCTTCTGCAAACCATTCTTCTAAACTTTTTACAATGTCATCAATAATTTTCTTTTTCTTTTTTGGTTTTTTATAACCTTGTTGTGGATTTTTAATTCCGCTACCCATGCTTGATGTAGTAACTTCACCTTCTTTTTCCATATAGCCAGCCATTCTTGCAGCAACGCCTTGGGCTTGTGCCTTTTTTCTTGCTTCTTTCATAGAAGCTTCATTTCCGGGAGTGTAAATATAACACTTTCCGCTATCTCCCCACTTAAATCCGGGTTTTCCGTCATCTGAACAGCTTTGAATAGGCATATGATACAAGTGTATCATCAATTATTGATAATAGCTAACAAGATTTTCCTTTTCCCAGCGCTGAACTGGTATTTCTACCCTGAAAAAAGCATTAAAGGCATCTTCAGAAGAATAAACTATTCTTGCATAAGCTTTTCTTGCACCCTCATTATAAACTGGACAGTCTGGATTAGGGCAGAAATATAAAGCTTTATACTGAAATTTATCCTCATACCAGTGAATTGCATTAACAACAGTTAAAATCTTATTACAGTAAGGACATGTTCTGTCTGGATAAGGAAAGTCTTTGATTTTTCCACCTAAAATTGTCATTCCTCATCCTCATCATCATCAATCTCGATTTCATCAAGATCTTCAAGAACTTCAAAAATTTCATTAAATTCTTCGTTCGTATAACTATATTTATCTTTTCCATTTTTGTCAAAGATTGTAGTTTTAAGAATATGAGTAATAATTTCATCAACTTTATTTTTTGCTATTTCTATTCCATCCATTAATGCATTTAATTCATCAATTGATATACCATACTCTTCTGTAGGAGACATAATTATAAATGATGGCACAAAACCATTTTCAAATGGAACAGCTTTTATTACAAGCTGAAGAGAAGGTATTTCTTCATATTCCATTTCATTATCAAAGTTAACAATTCTCATTGTTTTTTATTATTCTTGAAAAAGCCGACAAACCAAACTAGCGTTATTACTAACATTCCAGAACTTAAAAAGTCTAACCGATAATCAAAAGCTAACTGAAAAGAATACTTTACAAGTAAAGCAGATAAAGCTAACCAAATTATTCCTATTAAAAATTTTTGCATAAGAACCTCCGGTGCTGAGCATAGCAGAAAAAATCAAAATTTTTCACATGAAGGCAAAAAATCTGATATGCTTACGCATGCCTGCATGCGAGCAAACTATTATACTTATATAACTAGTATACTTATACATAACTAGCATGCTTAGCATACTAAGAAAAATTTGTAAAAATCTATGAAAATAAACAAAATAGTGCTAGTGTGTAAGTATGCAAATCGTAGCGGTTGTAGAATCAGATGATTACGGTCCGGCAGTTATTCTTGATCCAGAACATATTAGTATCATGAGGTTTGATGATTTCTTTCTAGCCGCCGCGCGATGTGTTTTTACAAATCAGCCAATTAGCTGTGAAATTTCTGCTGGCACAGCAAGTGCTTTGATGCGAAAGGGAGTTAGATGTTTTCAGGTTTCTTCAATTGATGAAGATTATACAACAAAGAAAGACAAATAACTCATGCAGAAAATTAGTTGGTTTAGTTTAAATCGTGAAGACGCTTCGGGTGAAACTTGGTTTAGTCCCGGATATATTAATGCTGCAGTGTCAACAATTAGGGCATTACAAAAAAGAAAATGTGCTGTGTTCTATAATAGGCCCGACATTGACTACCATGTAAATTTCTGCCCAGCGACTTATTATCAATACAACTCTAAATTTAATATCGGATATACGCCTTGGGAATCAACTAAAATTCCAAATCACTGGATTGATAATATGCGTCGTTGTGATGAAATTTGGACAACATCAAACTTTGTTAAAAAAGTTTATGAATCACATAATGTTAATGCAAATATTTATGTTATTCCGCATGGTATTTCTGAAGAGTTTTCAATAATTGAAAGAGAATTGACTTCAACATTTAATTTTTTGCATATTGGCGGTGATTCAAAAAGAAAAAATGCTCAAATGGCTGTTGATGCATTTTTAGAATTATATGAAGGCAATAAAGACTTTAGACTAATTTTGAAATATGATAAATTCTGTATGGCAGAAGTTTATTTAAATGGAAGACTCCTTCCAGCATCAATGCACCCACAAGTTGTTGCTATACCAGATGCTTTAAGTATTGATGATTTAATTTCTTTATATCATAAATCTCATTGTTTGCTTTATCCAACAATGGGTGAGGGCTTTGGTATGATCCCATTTGAAGCAATTGCAACTGGATTGCCAACAATTGTGACAAATCTAACAGGCTGTGCTGATTTTGCACAACATGCAATTCCACTTGATGCAGAATATTCAAAAGCAACATGGAATGATCATTATTTCTCAACAGATACTGGTGAATGGGCAAGCCCAGACTTTGATCAGCTTATTGATTTAATGGAAAATGTTGTTGATGAATATGATGATATCAAGAAATTTTTTGTCAAGTCGGCAAGAATTCTTCATTCTGAGTGGTCTTGGGATGCGACCGCTGCTAAGATTCTTGAACGCTTGGATTTTTACGAAAAATCTTTTGCGTAGTCCTTAGTAATATTTTTTGACTCTGGACATTTCATCTAATACAATTGTTTTCCTTATACTCTAGGAGGTATTATGTCTTTATTAAGCAATGATTTTATTAATGGTTATAACACAAAAACTCCACCGTGGGGTTTTGGTGGTCTTGGAGAGATTGTTTACTTGCGAACATATAGTCGAAAGATTGAATCTCTTGGTCGTAATGAAACTTGGGTTGAAACCATTAAAAGAATTATTGATGGCGCTGTTGAAATTGGCGTACCGTTTTCTCAAGAAGAAGCTGAAAAACTTTTTGATCATATGTATAATCTTCGCTGCACAATTTCAGGCCGTGCATTGTGGCAGCTTGGAACACCGCTTGTTTCAAAGTTCTCTGGTACTTCGCTAAATAATTGTTTTTTTACTAATATTGAAAAAATTGAAGATTTTGAACTTCTTTTTGATTATTTGATGCTTGGTGGAGGTGTTGGATTTTCTGTTGAAAGATCAAAGATTCATGACTTGCCAAAAGTGAGGGAAGTTAAGTTTGTCAAGGCAGAGCGAAGCAATGACGCTAATTTTATTGTTCCAGATTCTAGGCAAGGCTGGAGAGAGCTTCTTCACAAAGTTCTTGAATCTTATTTTATTACAGGTAAAAGCTTTACATATTCAACTGTTTTAATCCGTGAGTTCGGTGCTCCGCTTAAGACATTTGGTGGAACCGCATCTGGTCCTGGCGCTCTCGTTGATGGAATTGCAGATATTTGCAAAGTATTAGATAACAGAGTTGGTAAGAAATTGCGTTCTATTGATGTTTTGGATATTTGTAACATCATTGGAAGAATTGTTGTTTCTGGCTCATCTCGTCGCTCAGCTCAAATCGCAATCGGAGATCCAGACGATGTTCTCTTCTTGAGAGCAAAGAATTGGTCATCTGGTTCAATTCCTGCTTGGAGAGCAAATAGTAATAATTCTATTTACGCTGATTCATATGATGAAATTGTCGCAGAGCTTTGGAAAGGTTATGATGGCTCTGGTGAGCCATACGGTCTTGTAAATAGGAAACTTGCAAGAAGTGTTGGTAGGCTTGGTGAGCATGCACAGGATAACTCCGTTGAAGGGTTTAATCCATGTGCAGAGATTGCACTTGCTGATGGTGAATCATGCAATCTTTCAACAATCTTTTTGCCAAATGTTGAATCCCTTGAACAGTTTAAAGAAATTTCAATTCTTCTTTATAAGATTCAAAAACAAGTTACAAGACTTTCTTATCCATATGATAAGACAAGCAAGATTGTTCAAAAGAATGCAAGGCTTGGTCAATCCATTACTGGTATCTTACAATGCAAAGAAGAAAAAATTAATTGGCTGTCTGATGTTTATGAAAATCTTAAAAAGTTTGATAAACAATATAGCAAAGACCATGGATGGAATCCATCAGTTAGACTTACAACTGTTCAGCCATCTGGAACACTATCATTATTGCCGGGTGTAACTCCTGGAGTACATCCAGCATTTGCAAAATATTATACTCGTCGTGTTCGTTTTGGTTCTGCTGATCCATTGGTTGAGGCATGTCGAAAGCGAGGTTATAAAGTTGTTTGGGATGTTGGTCTTGATGGTCGAGAAGATCACACAAGATATGTTGTTGAATTTCCATGTAAATCGCCAGAGGGTTCTGTCCTTGCAAGTGAAATGACAGCCATTCAGCAGCTTGAATGGGTTAAGAAAATGCAGACTGTTTGGGCTGATAATGCTGTTTCTGTGACCGTTTATTACCGCAAAGAAGAGCTACCAGAAATTAAAAAGTGGTTACAGGAGAATTATGATCATTCTGTGAAGTCAGTTTCTTTCCTGCTTCATGTTGATCACAACTTTCCGCTTCCTCCATATGAAGAGATTACTGAAGAAGAGTACAATAAGACTCTTTCCAAGATTGACTTCTCAATTCCTTTGCAGGATGGCATTAATCAGGGAGAAATTGACCTTGATAACTGCGCAACCGGTGCTTGCCCCATTAAATAAGACAGACAAGTGTTTAATTTTAATGTAGATTGGGAAAAACTGTACCGCTACTCATCATTTTTGTTCTTTTTATAACAAAAATGGTGTACAATATTTGAGATGACTAGCGATATTGTCAAAAACAAGAAGCTTTGGGTTCCCCCAAGGGCATATGGCGTATGTATTTGGATTATGCCGGATGGCAAACCGCTATCAGATGGTGACGGTATTCTATCGGCTGAAGGTTTTGTTGGTGATAAAGATATTGAAAGGCGAGTTACTGAAGCTGTTAAATACTGGACTGGCAGCACAGAAGGTGAGCTTGCTTGGGTTCATGGCGCAAGGAAGATTACAGCCAGTGAAAGAGACGATCAAGTTGAAAGACTCCACAATGGACTCACTCCAGATCCATTTGAAGACATGCTTGATAATTTGAGGTAGTATGACCAAGAAAATGACATATGTTGAAGACGATAGTGCTTCTCAAGAAATTGATGATATTGAATATCTAGCTTTAGAATCTAAAACAATAGTTGATGATCCATTTACAAAAATTTCATATTCTGCTCTTTCTCCAAAAATGAAAAGAAAAGCAGCAAAGCTTGCAAAAAAATTTGAAGGAGTTGATGGTACATCTACAAAGTATATTGATCCAGAAACACTTGATGGCTACTCATTATATGATATTGTTAATCCACCATATGATTTAGATACATTAGCAGGTCTTTTTGATTCTAGTTCTATTCATAATGCATCTGTTATGGCAAGAGTTATGAATACTGTTGGCGTTGGTTTTGAGTTTGAAGAAACAACAAAGGCAAAAAGAAAAATTGAAAAAGCGATGGGTGACCCTGAAAAAGTTTCGCGTGTAAGAAAAATGCTTCAGGATGAAAAAGAAAGACTTGATGAGATATTTGAAAATGTAAATGTTGAAGAAACATTTATTGAAACAATGATCAAAGTATGGCAGGATGTTTTAACAATTGGAAATGGATTTTTAGAAATTGGCAGAAACAATTCTGGGGAGATAGGATATATCGGTCATATTCCCGGAACTTTAGTCCGTGTAAGGAGAAAGAGAGATGGTTTTGTTCAAATCGCAAGAAGCAACAAAATTTCCGCAGTCTTCTTTAGAAACTATGGAGATAAAGAAACGGAAGATCCAATCAACAATGATCCAAGACCAAATGAAATTATTCATTTTAAGATTTATTCTCCTAAGAACACATATTATGGTATTCCTTCTTCAGTTTCAGCTGCCGCTGCAATTGTTGGTGATAAATTTGCAAAAGAATATAACATTGATTATTTTGAAAATAAGGCAATTCCTCGGTATGCTGTAATTGTTAAAGGTGCAAAACTTAGTAATCAATCAAAGCAGGAATTAATTAATTATTTTAGAAAAGAAGTAAAAGGAAGAAATCATGGAACTCTTGTTATTCCTATCCCTGCCTCTATCGGAGCAGATAGCGATATTAGATTTGAAAAACTTGAAGCAGGCGTTCAAGATGCTTCGTTTGATAAATATCGCAAATCTAATAGAGATGAGATTTTAGTTGCAAATAGAGTACCGGCTCCAAAAGTTGGTGTATATGATAATGCTAATCTTGCCGTGTCTAGAGACTCGGATAAAACATTTAAAATGCAGGTTGTTGGGCCGGATCAATCTGTGATTGAAAAGAGAATTAATCGTGTCCTCGCTGAATTTACAGATCTGTTTATTTTAAAATTTAAGAAGATTGACTTGATTGATGAAGATATTCAGTCTAGAATTAATGATAGATATTTGAGAACAGAAGTTATTGCTCCGAATGAAGTTCGGTCATCGCTTGGTCTGCCAGAAAGATCAGATGGCGATGAAGTTCTTCCGTTCCCAACAAAAATTAAAAAAGAATCTGGTGCGGGAGCTCCTATTGGAAATTCAAACAATCAAAGCTCTCAGCCAAGAAATGCAAGGTCAGATACACCAGAAGGTGCATCCGATCCAAGACAATCTGGTGATCAAGCAGAACGCGGAGAAAACCAAGATAATTCAGGAGGACAATAATGGGTTACGAAATGGGTATTGTTTATTCCTCAACAGCAGTTACTAGCGCTAATGGGGAAGTAAATACAAATCATCACACATCTTGTATCCACTTCTTTAATACACACAGTAGCACAAATGCTGTCGTTAAATTAAATGGTGGACCACATAAGGTGCTTATTCCAGCAGGAAAAAACTATGTTGAAGTTGAAGGAGACTATACAAAGTTTGAAGTTGAAACATCAGGAGTCACTTTGGCAGTCTTTGCCATAGGATAATTTGCTATATAATGAAATCCTTAATAAACTGTTAATAATCCTATGACTGACTTTAATTTGACATTTCCCATTGCGATGGTGAAAAAAGAACAAAGGATTGTGAGCGGAATTGCGACTGCTGATAACATTGATAAAGTGGGTGATGTTGTTGATTTTAATGCATCCGTCACAGCTTTCAAAAATTGGCAAGGAAATATTCGAGAGATGCATGCTCCAATTGCTGTCGGTAAAGCAATTTCTTATAAGCCAATTAAATTAAAAACTCCTGATGGTCAAGAATATAATGCTATGCAGGTTGAAGCATATATTTCTAAAGGTGCAGAAAATACATGGCAGAAAGTTTTAGATGGAACATTACGAGCATTTTCCATTGGTGGAAAAATTCTTAAGAAAGAATTTATGCAAGGCAAGATGCACAATGGTCGTCAAGTTTCATTAATCAAAGAATATGAGCTTGGTGAACTTAGTCTTGTTGATAATCCCGCAAATCCAATAGCTGTAATTGATATTATTAAATTTGTTGAATCTGGGACAAATACTCTTGATTATATTCTTAAGTGTTGTGAGTCAGAAAATGTATGCGTTTGTAACGATGTTGAAAAAAAACAACCTCTTAAAGATCCCAAAGGCGGGTTGACAGCCGCTGGTAGAAGGTATTTTAATCAAAAAGAAGGAGCTAATCTAAAGCCCGGTGTTAAAGGTCCGGCAGATACTCCTGAAAAGATGAGAAGGAAAGGCTCATTTTTGACAAGATTCTTTACCAATCCTTCAGGTCCAATGAAGAAGCCAAACGGTAAGCCAACAAGACTAGCTCTTTCGGCAGCCGCTTGGGGTGAGCCTGTCCCACAGAATAGACAGGATGCTGCTCGATTGGCAGCAAAGGGCAGAAGATTATTGGAAAGATATGCAAGGCTCAAAGAGAAAAAGAAGTTTATTTCTTTTGAAAACGATGAGGCATTGCAAAAGTATATTGATCGTTTAGTAGAAGAAGATTTTGGTCAAGAAACCCAAAATATATTGCTAAATGATGTACAATATGATATGGTGGTTGAACCTATGGAAAGTTTAAATATTGATAATGATAAAATGTCATTTATTAAAAAGTTTGTCACTTGGCTAAGTTCGGAGCCAAGCGATGGTGAACTGGAAAAGTTCACAAATGCTGAAGTCTCACAATCTGAGGCAGCAGTTGAAACTGAACAAATGGAGGAACAAGAAATGGATATTGAAGTTCTTAAAGAAGCTCTTGGATCCGTCATTGATCAGAAGCTAAACGACTTTGCCACTTCGCTTAAGGCTGAAGTTGAAGCAAACGTCGCTGCTAAGATTGATGAGGTTTCTAAGAATTTTGAAGAGCAAAAGTCTGAGCTGACTCAAAAGTTGGAAACAACAGAGAAGGCTTTAGAAGAGCAGACAGCCAAAGTTGAGCAACTCGCCAGCGCAGGCGCTGTTAAAAAGAGTGTTGATCCAGCAGATGATGAGGAGGAAGTAGTTGAAAAAGCTGCCCCCAAGTCAATGTGGAACAACATTTATCTCCCACAGGCTCTAATTGAGTCGTTGGGTTACAAGTCGTAATTAAGGAGGAACAACTATTATGGCAACACAAGAAGAAATTCTTGCAAAGGCTGACGAAGTTACCACGGGTGTCGTCGGCAATGCAAGCGGTGGTCTGCTCAAGCCTGAGCAGTCAAACCGTTTTATTGATTTCGTGGTGGATCAGTCCAACCTGATGCGGAATTCGCGTGTCGTTCGCATGCGCACACCGCAGATGGAAATTGACAAACTGTCCATTGGTACTCGCTTGCTTGCAAAGGCAACTGAGGCAACAGACACTGGCGCAAATGCTCCGGTCACTTTCACGAAGGTTTCGCTTTCTAGCGTTAAGCTTCGTCTTGACTGGGAGTTGAGCACAGAGTCGCTTGAGGACAACATTGAGGGTGCTTCGCTGGAAGACCACATCGCACAGGTGATGGCTCGCCAGACAGCAAACGATATGGATGACCTCTTGATCAATGGCAACACATCGTCTAACAATGCTTTGTTGAAGGCTCTTGACGGTTTCGTTAAGTTGGCTCTCAACAACGGCACAGTCGTTGATGAAGGTGGAAACAACGTGTCTCGTTCAACATACGACCGCGTTCTCCGCAATATGCCGACCAAGTACCTGCAGAAGCGCAATGAATTGCGTTTCTTCACTGGTCCCGGTCTGGTTCAGGACACATCGTTCAGCCTGCAGAATCCCAACTCGGCAACTGCAGCAACTGCTGGTGCTCCTGCCCCTGGCTCGACCTTTGGTGAGCAGGCATTCATGAATGGTGCTATCCGTGCAAACGGTGGTCCTGGTGCAACAGGTTTGGCTCCTTATGGTATTCCGCTGGTGGAAATCCCGCTGATGCCAGAGACAGTCGCTGGTGATTATTCTAGCGCAGCGGGTAGCCATGGCTATGTTGAACTGACATTCCCCAATAACAGAATTATTGGTATTCACAGAGATATTACTGTGTATCGTCAGTTCCAGCCCAAGACAGACACGATTGAGTACACACAATTTGTCAGACTTGCAAGCAACATTGAGAACGGTGGTTCTTATGTCATTGCAAAGAACGTCAAGTTGCGTTCGCTCTAATAATTAGTCTGTAATTGTTGTTGCGGCGGGGTGGTGAAATTCCGCCCCGCCAAAACAATATAAAAGGATATTTATGAGTGATAATGTCGTTAAAAGTGAAGATGTTCTTGCAAAAAAAACAAAACAATCTAAGCCAAAGAAACCAACTCCTAGTGAAATTCCTTCTGGTGAAAAATTAATTGTTTATTTTGAAAGTGGTCATGCATATTCATTACCAAACAATTTTACTTTTACGAAAGAAAATAGAATGCTTGAACTCCCGGCAGAAGAAGCAAAAAGATTATTAAATTTAGATAATTTTAGATTGCCTAATGACGAAGAAAAGCAAATGTATTATAATAGTTTGGAGGCATAATTAATGGCTGGCAATCTTTCTGACTACCTTGAGAATAAGCTGATTGACCATTTCTTGGGTACTACAACATTTACAAAGCCTTCGGCCGTTTATGTTGCTCTGTTTACAGTAGCGCCCAATGATGCTGGTGGTGGAACAGAAGTTACGGGTGGTTCTTATGCTCGTCAAACTGCAACATTTACTGCGGCATCAAGCGGTGCAACTTCTAATGATTCTAATATTGATTTTGTTAATATGCCTGCAGCAACAACTGTTGCAATTGGCATTTATGATAATTTAACAAGCGGTAATTTGCTGCTGTGGGGAACTCTTACAGCAAATAAAACAACAGATGCTGGAGACACACTAAGAATTGCCACAGGCGATCTTGATATCAGCATTGACTAAGGAGAGCCTATGTTAAGAAGAGAATTTAGCGGTGGTGTGTTAAGAACAACATTGTCAGCAAATATTAACAACTCTGTCACTTCTATTTCAGTTGCAGATGCCTCTACTTTTCCGACTGGCACAAATCCTTTTGTTATAGTTATAGATCGCGGTAATCAATCAGAAGAGAAAGTTTTAGTATCTTCAAGAGCTGGTAATACTTTTACAGTTGCCAATAGAGGGTATGATGGCTCGACAGCCAATTCTCATACATTAGGCTCTTATGTTGATCATGTTCTTGATGCAACAGTCATTCAAGATATGAATGAAACAACTTATGATAATGAAGTTTTAGTTTGGATGGGGGTATAAATGGCTAATTTAGTTCCAAAGAATCTATATACCGGCAATCAGTCAGCGACTAATGCCTATACAGTTGCAAATACAGTTGGTAATTATACAATTATCAAAAACATTAATCTTTGCAACACAACGGCTTCAAATGCAGTTTGCAGCATTCATTTGCTTGAAGGTTCAGCAACAGCTGCGGCAAATAACAAGATTGTTAGCAATGTTAATGTCCTTGCAAACAATGTTGTCTATTACAATACTTCCATAGTCATGCCTGCTAATAGTAAACTGTATATTAATCAGGTTACGGCAAATGCCATAACATTTACAATTAGCGGTGTTGAATATGCCTGATCTTAATAGATCTTTACTTTCTGAATCCGAAAATGCAGATACCCTTGGCGGTTTAACTGATGTTACAATTACTGCTCCTGAAGAATTTCAAGGCCTAAGCTACAACGGAACACAATGGGTTAATAGTCATATCCCAGTTGTTTCATATGTTAGAAATGCTGAATCAAATACATTAACAACAGGAACTGTTGTTTATCTTTTTGGCGGAACCGGCGATCACGCTACTGTTAAAAGAGCAGATAACTCAAGCGATGCAACATCTTCAAAGACATTAGGCATTGTTGCTAATCCAATTGCAGCTTCACAAAATGGTCCAGTCGTAACTCGTGGTTATGTTGATGGGATAGATTTAAGTGTCGGCTATTCAGTTGGAGATATTCTTTGGTTAAACACAAATGGAACATTTACAACAACAAAACCTACATCTCCAGCGCATCTTGTTTTTGTAGGTGTTGTTGTAAGAGCATCTATCAATGGAATTATTTATGTTGCTGTACAAAATGGTTATGAACTTAATGAATTGCATGATGTTAATATTTCAAATACTCTCGCTGCCGGTGATTTTCTAAAATATAACGGATCTTTGTGGGTTAATGGTCCAATTACTCTTGGCACAGATACAACCGGAAATTATATTGCAACAATTACAGGCACTGCAAATGAAATAACTGTAACTGGTTCTGGATCAGAAAGTGCCGCTGTTACATTAAGCCTTCCAGCCAATGTTACGATTGCAAATA